TCATCGAATAGCGCCAGCTGCACCAATTAGAAAACCAATCACACCACCAGCGGCCCATGTATCACGTTGACGCCGCAAGCGTTGCTCTGTTCGTCTATTGTTCTTGATTTCGTTTTTCAATTCCGTTAATGAGCTCGAGGCTTGATTTAATCTCTGCTCTTGCTCTGTTATTTTGTTCGAGGCTTTCGCTAATTCTTGCCCCTGTTTCTCGTTGATTTCCCTCAATTCGGTTAAGGCTTTCGCCCTCTCGCTGTTGATAATTCTCAATTCTTTTAATTCGGTCGCCTGCGTCATTGTTAAGCTGTTGGCTTGTTCCAATGATTTTGTTGAGCTCTCTATTGAGGCGTCGGCTGTCATCAAGTGCTCTTTGAGTGCTTTCCAATCGCTCAATGGCACGCTGATAGTTGGCTCTGGCTGTGAAATATCCACTTGCGAGGCTGCCAACGCCATAGAGGAAAAGCACACACAAAGCGCCAATAATAAGCCGCTTAATAGTAATATACGATTTAAGCGTTTCGAGGTATGTCTTACATTTCTCATACATATCTAGCCCCCTTATTTAGTCCATATCACTCCAGCGAGCCTCATATCCTCGCACGTCAACGTGAACAAAATCTTGATAGTAATACTTACCTATGCCGTCGGCGCCACATTCCTCGGCGATTTGAGCGAGATAATCTACATCAATGCCGTCGTAAGTAATATCAGCCGCCAAGCCTTGCGTATGGTAAGAGTTGCGAACGCCGCCAACTTCCTCGTTGTGAGGCTCGCAACGATAGCCACTATTAATAGTAACAGGAACGCCTAAGCGTTCACGGATAGCGTCCAATAAGTCCACGAGTCTTTTGTCGATGATATGATCTAGCACATTATGGCCGTTTTCGTCCACCTCATGCCGTTCACAGTTGCAAGAAAATTCGTAATCATCGAAATATTCGCCAATTTTCATTATATTTACCCCCAAATTAAAAGGCTGCACCCTTTGCGAATGCAGCCATAACCCTTTATTTTTTTAAAATCATGTCAATTTTGCTATGTACTACATCAAGCAGCCCAGCGATTGTACTGTTTCCGCCGTCTCTCATGTTCTCGAGAATACTCAAAAACTCAACCGAGCCAAGATATAGCCATACAATATTGACAGCAAAAGCATATTGTCCAGCCATGAAATCAAAGCACCACGCCCCAGCAGTTGCTAGGCAGTAAGTAAGTACTTTTGTTACGAATGGCTTTCTCATATGCTTTGAATTGATTAAACCTTTACCCCATGCGGCAGGAATGGCGATATATTTATCATAGCCACTTATAGTCTCTGGGTTAGCCCCTAAATCAATAAGCATTTGGTAACTAATGGCAGACCATCTAGTGATTAGATCTAAAAAGACAAGCAATATGAATATACCTAAAACCTGTACATGTTTAAGACCTAACATGTAAATGCCGACTTCTGCTATTACCGCCAACAATGCCTTGATTGCGAATGAGTCTGTCAGTGTTCGCCATGCCTCGCATAGAAAATTTGTAATTTCTCCCATGTGTCCCCTTTACTACTAATTAATCTGCTGTAATAGTATCTGTTGTGAATGAATATGTATAGTTAGAGCCTCGATGAGTTTCGACCAAATCGGAACCGTTGATTTTGATTGATTGATAATCTTCGCCTCTAAGTTTAATCGTTTCGCTATTTCCAATTACATTGGCTTTTCTAACCTTGATTATTACATTTCTATAATTTCTCACTATGTTTACAGGTACCTCATTAGGTAATGCAATATTATTGCTAGGTAGTTTCGACAAATCTATTTCATAATACTCCATTGCAGAAGTTGGGTTATATTCTTCTAATAGCATACCCAATGCCATAATAGGCATTTGACCATCTGTATCTTTTTGCGATAATGCCGTAGGTGTGAATTTTACACCTTTTTTGTACATAGCAACTTTACCGGCCAACTTGGTGAAATTATCCTCATGCCCTGTTAATTCTTGAATGCTAGATAACGCACCCATGTCATAGGCAATATCACCATTAGCCTCTTTTAGTGTAATTTGTTGAGTGCTTACTAAATCATCCACTATGCCGTAGTAGTCAACTGTGATAGTACCTTTCATAGTGCTATCAATCGGAACTCGCATATTATTAGATACAAACTTTCGTTTTTCTCCGCCGTTAATGGATAGCTTGAAATGCGGCTCCCCTGTAAAGTCAATGTAAGTAGCCCCAGCAGCAGGTTGTACAAAGCTCAAATCTTTAGGCACGAAATTATTGTAACAGTTTGATAACTCAATAACTTTCTTAATTACAGTATCGACGTTATCATTCTCGAGCCATATACCGTGCTCTCTTAAAAATCGAGCTGACTGTTCGGCACTACCTGCCTCGCCTTTTGGGCCTCTTAGGCCTTGCTCGCCTTTTTCGCCACGCTCACCACGTTGGCCGTCCTCGCCCTTTTCACCTTTAGGGCCTCTTAAACCCTCGAGTAAAGGAAAAACAGTATCTTTATCTATTTTTAGTGTTAAAGTGTTATCTGCCATAATTTAAGCCCCCTTTTAATCATGCATTGAAATATCTTGAATAAATGTAATTTTGCCATAGCCTAGCTTGATATGCTCGCTATCATTATAAATAAAAGCGTCATATACAAAATCTCTGCCATTTACTTTCTTGGCTGCTGATGTAGCGCCGCTCAATGAGAATGTTACATATTTCTCGCCAACCTCTGCGGCTAACTCGAATATAACACCCTCATCTGCTCGCTTTCTAATTTTACAAACACCTGTAAACCCTGTGAGTACTCTGTCGCTACCTTCCGGCACTTGATAAGTGAAATTAAAATCATGTCCAGCGTGTAGCGTGAAATCGTGTTTTACCATAAGCCACCCCCTTATTGTTTGGCAATTACTAATACAAATAGTTCGCCATAGGAATAACACTCTACATCTTTAAACCCTTGATTTGAGCCGTCGCTGCCAGAGGTAGACATATCTAAATAACGGCTTTCAGCAATCGCTTGCCGTTTACCTTTAATGCCGATATTTACCTTTTTAGAGCGGTTAGTTCTAAAGTATAGATCACAACTACCTACCCAACGAGCTTTTTGTTGATTATATTCGCTGTTGCTAATACTTTTTCCAACTGGTGCGAGCCCATCATCTGATATTCTAGGAATATAAGGGCTGTGATTACTAGAGCGGCAATAGCTCTCTGTTTGAATATATCCAACTGGAACGAATGTACATTGTTCCTCTGTAAAGCCATTAGGAATAGGGCACCAGTCGCCATGTCTAACTTTATATACTTGAATGTCTATATTTTTAATCTTATAGCCAGATTGGAATATAGAACTTGCGTCAATGCGTGAGGCTGTAATGTTAGCCCCTATAATATTGCCGTTTGGGTCAATTTTAAATGAGCCATTCGCATTCTTAAAGGTGCCGCCTGTGATAGAACCGCCGTTTAAGTCGCCTATGTTCGCTGTGATAGTGCTTAGGCTATCCACCTGCATTTTATCGGCAGTAACTGAGCCAGCCTGTAGCATACCCTTTGTAATGATATTATTATCAAATAATGCAGCCCCTGTAACGTGCAAGAGCTTGCCGTCTATTCTGGTGCCTGCTGGGCTTAGATTGATACGGCTTACAAGTGCAGCACCGTCAAGGCTATTGATTGCATTACTTACTTTTAACTCAATGCCGTTTGAAATTTGAGTTATTTGTGTACCTAAATTAGTGTTTAGATCACTAATGCTATGTTGGAACGCATTGGCTTGGTCGATGAGTTTGCTTTGAAAACCGTCAACGCTAGTTTTAACTGTTCCGACTTCATTTTTTAAAGCCTTTACTGCCTTATCCATATCAGATATGCCAAGTTCTTCCATATCTAGCAATTTACTGTCTATTTTAGCCTTTACTGCCACATTCGTTGCATCGGTTCTTGGCCCCTCACCAAAGATATCGACATAAGCAACTTTAACGGAGTAAACACCGGACTCAATAGGAATGCTCATCGCATTAGTAGATGTGAAATATACAGTATTATCAACGTATACGTTAGCACCTTTGCAACCTGTTGGAATGCTTTCAAATACAACACCAATTCCGCTTATGGTACCAGTTAATTTGACATTCGTAGGCTTAGGTGGAATTGGCACGTTATAGGTAAGCTCAGCCGGTGCCCCATAGCCTTTGGCTGGGTTATGAGCGTACAAGTAAACCTTACCAGTACGATTGCGCAGCATGCCACTATAGGTAGTGTTATTACTGCGGCCAATTAAGCCGTCATTTTGCCCTGCGTTGAGGTCTAGCCGTAGCTCGTAATAATCTACATCGGCATTTCTAACCTCTAACCAGTTAAAATGCGCCATATCGCTGAATGAAATAGAAAAGCCGAGAGGTTTATTCGGAATTTCACTCTTTAGCTCTACAGTAATGCTCTTAGATACGCCTTGCGAGGTGTTTACGTGTGTATCTTTTACAACGGCTTTAACCTCGTATGTATGGCCTAATTCGCAGCCGCTTATAACGACTTGCCCCTCACCTGCGCCGCCATATTTCCATTGGCCACTTGGCTCTCTATACCATACCTCGACTGTATCAAGGCTGTTGATGTGTGGCACATTAAACTCTGCCACCACATCGAATGATTTAACCCTATTAGTGATCTCGTAGTATTTAGTGTATAAAGTGAGGCCTGTAACCTCTGGAATAAAGTACGGCGTTAAGGTGTATTGATAAGCCTGTACCTCATCGAGCTCTTGCTCGTTGCTGCCGAATAGGTTCATTGAGGTAAATTTGAGGTATATTGTTTTACCTATATCCTCTTTGCGATATGGGTATCTAAATAAAGCCTCATCTACACGAATAAACCGCTCGCCAGCGTTATGACTAATTGCATTAGTGCCATATTGTCCACGCACGAGGCCAGTCAATGAAAATTGATTATTAGGGGCCATGTTAGCGCCCTCATAACTTAGAGCCTCACCATTTACCCAGCAAAGCGTATTCGCTCGCTCTGCGTCTATGTGTGTGCCACCTTTAAGCACGCCTTGATTAAGAGTAACCTCGCAGGCGTTCGCTGTTTCATTGAATGCCAATCGAGTGCGGCCCATTCTAGCCTGTTGCGTAATGGAACCTATACGGCTGTAGTTTTCGCCGTTATCAGATAACCACACAGAGCAACCACCCCAGCCGCTCGGTGCATTGACGCCTATAAATACTTGATTACCGCCTACATCGCCTACAGTTTGGAATATAGCCACATCGTTGACGCTTGGCGCCTCTTGGTTGTAATCAATGAAAGGCCGCTCGTTCTCATGCACATCATAGCGAGCTGGCGCATAAGTACCAGCAGGCTTGCCCTCAGCTGTAAATTCAAGCTGGCCGTCGGCTGCCTCGTTTACTGCTGTAATAACTACAATCTGCTTATTTAATTGGCAGGCCTCATCGGTAAGCGTTACTAAATCGCCTACCTCGAGCGTACAGAAAGCCCAATCTAATCGAAAAGTGTATTGAGTTTTAGCATATAGCCGTTTCATAGCGAGCTGTTCAGCATAGTATTGAGCCCTAGCCTTTGTATAAAGGTAGTGAGCGCTCTTTTTAGAGGCTGGTTTTAAGCCGTTGCGTTGTACATCGGCCACCACCTCGAAAGATACTGTTTCTTTCTCGTAGCTATTGGCACGATTAATAAATTCGACTGTAGCCTCGTTATAGGCCTCGCTTGTATCTTTTCGCTTATATAAAATAAGTTGGCCGTCTGTGCCTGCGATAAAATCATCTGCCGTGAGGTCATATTGAATTTGGTTCGCTGGCGTCCATGTACCTATTGGCTTATCGGCTAAAGGTACGATTTTAAGCCTGTCAGTACTCCAGAATACAAGGCTATTAGTAATCTCAGCTATGTCATTGATAATCTGTTGAGCCTTAGCGCTCTTTTGAGCAGGCGGTGTACTGATTAATATATCAGCAGCCTTACAGTAGGCTCTAAAGTTTTCAATGCCCTCGATTTGTACATCGGCGCCGACTGATTGCAGTACATGCTCGATATAGTCGGCTGGGTTTACATCGACGCCGTCGCCTGTATCTCGTAGTTTTCCGTATACCTCGAAATTATATTGAGGCAGGCTCCCTCTGTCGCCTAAATCAACCACACCAGCCATATAAGCAAGTCCACTATAAGGTAAAGCCTTATCTGGGTGCTTAGAGCTCATATAAGGCCATGGCGCTTGGGCTACTGCGCCATTAAATAAGGTGAGCTGAATGTTTTCATTTGGGTATTGATATACCTCTTTATCTTTCCACACCTTACCAATACCAGCGATAGGCCCCTCACATAACGCAATAGCTGCCGCTACTGTGTAAGTGTAGCTTATATCTGTATGCTTTGAGCCGCCACCTTTGCCTGTGCGTGTGGTGGTTTTATGTTCATGAGCCGTGAAATCTTCATAGTCGATGATATTGCCACTTACTCGAGTTGTACCCAGTATCTCTGGAACCACCTCGCCATATGAGGCTGTATTGATTTGAAAATCTGCGATCATATCGGCTCGGCTAGTTGTATTTTTGCCTCTATGGAATAAAAAGCCCATTATTCACGCCCCTCTCTATATCTATATACAGCCCTCAAACGTGAGCGGCCTTTTTTATCATAAAAAAGTACATCATCGAGCTTAGAAATAATCACGCCATAATCTACGAAAGAGTGAATTACTAGCCCTTTGCCGATATATATAGCGCCGTGTGAGATACATCGGCCATATTGATATAGCATAAAATCGCCAATTTCAAGCGGTGCGCCCTCTTTCACCTCGTCGGCTACCTGTTGCACATATTTGAGATATTTCTCCTCTGAGTGGTGTAAATGCCATTCATTTGAGTAGTTTTCTATCTGTAGTCTATCGGCTTTCATAAGGCCGCTATCGATTAATGCCGCCACCAACAAATAAGAGCAATCGACGCCAGCGCCTTTTACCATTGAATTATTGGCGTATGGTGTGCCTAGCCATGCAGTAGCAGCTTTTGCTATCTTTTCGCCAGTAGTTAAAGTATTCATCGTATGCTCTCCTTTAGTGGTACATAAGGCGTAGCCCTGTTTCTATTCCAGTTATTGAATTTGTTTTTACATTCTGTAGGCGTCTTATTGCAGCCAGCGTATATATAGAATTGGTCGCCGACTCTTGGGCTTACCTCGAGAGCGCTCATATATAGAATTACGCCGTCATTGCTTTGTAATATCTGAGTAGATTGCCCTGCTAATGGGCCAGTGATCCAATCAATGCCGCCAGCTGTGTAATAGCCATTTGTAAATTGCAAGTCAATTCGTATGGAATTAGGGCCAGAGCCTAAAGCTGTAACCTTACCGCTTTTTCTAAACTTGCTAATATCAACGCCGCACTCTTTTGAATACACGCTAAAAGGGCATTGTGGATAATACCGCCGATTTGGGTATTCAATATTGAGCTTTTGCACGATTGATTTAACATTTAGCTTTAAGGTAAGGCCACCGCCTTGACTAACCTCGCATAAGCCAGTAAATAACCCTACAGCGTCGATAATAGTATAGTTATCATCAAAAAACGCTCGTTTGAGCGTCATTTGAGCGCCGTCAAAGCCACCATTATGAGCTACAGCCATAATAGGAACGCCGCCTATTTTATCCTGCTCATTCGTGGATATGCTAATCGTCATTTTATCAACGCTTACAGTGCTATTAGTGGCTATCTTATCCCTTACGATAATAGGGCCGTCTGACTTATAGATTTGGCCGTTATATGATACATCGGCGTCTGAGTCGGCCCAGTAGTACGTTACACCACTACGCAAGCGCAGCTCGTAAAGGTCGCAACTCATGAAATATTTATCATTGTTGAGGTGCTGCCGTAGTACCTCGTTTACCTCTTTCATATTGCGCCCCCCCTATCGAGTCGATACTAACTTAAATGACTTAGATTTATATACGTTTGTAAAGATATACTCGGCTGTCATATCACCGCTGAACCTTACCAGCCAATAATAGGTATAATCGGCTGTAATTACGGCATTCGGTGCAACTGTCTGGCCTGCTGCCAGTTTAATTACGCCTTTATCGCTAACAGCTCGAATAGGTGAGCCATTAGCGTATAATGTAAGGTTTTCAATGTGATATACAGGCTCTAGGAAATCACCGAACTTTCGAACGGCTTGCCATGAACCCATTGAGCCAGTTCCGAGCTGTATGCCTTTCTCGGCGTTATCCTCTGGATCTAACCACAAAAAAGGAACTGTTCCGCCTTTAGTCTTAGAATAAAAGCCCATAAGCTCCTTATATTGCGCAGGTGTTAGCACCTCAAACTCTGTGGAAATGGTGTATTGTGGATATTTCCAGTTTGTCATGGTACGCACCTTACCAGAGCCAGAGGTCTTTGTCTTGGTGTCCCATTTCTGGGCCTTTGTTGATTTCCAAGCCAAAGAAATGATAGTAGGAAATTTCATTATTTCGGCCATATTACCATGTCCCCTCTGTTCCGATAAATTCTCTGTCTTGATTTACAAGGAATTGACGCAACGCCCTGCCGCCTCGTGTTTCGAGAAATGAGCCAAAGCTCTCGGCGTCTATAGCGCTTACGTTGAGCGTAATGCCACCGCCTGCGCCCATGCCACCATTAGAGCGGTTAATGCCCTCGCCTAATCGGTCGAATACTGTATCAGATAGAGGCAATACAGCCTCTTGATATTTACCCTCACCGATTTGGGCTATTGTGGTGCCATATGCAAGGCCACCCTCTGCGAGTGCTGGCATACTCTTGGCACTAAACGCAGCGCCAAAACTGCCGCCAAAGTTGCCAACTGCACCGAGCGCCGTAGCTTGCGCCACGCCTGCCGCTGTGCTACTACTCCATGCTGCTAAACCAGCCGCCGCACTAGCGCCGAATGTCGCCATAGATACTTGTTGAGCGAGTGAGCTCCAAGCAGGTAATTGAGCCTGTGCTGCTGCTACGCTTGCCGCTGTTTGTTGCGACTGCAGCATTCTGCCGAGCACAGCTTGCTTGATTTGAGCCGCTATCCATTGAGCCACACTATCGGCTATTGTTTTAAGAATAGCCTTACCCATATTTTGGAAAGCCTGCGTTATTGTCATTGTGCCTTGTAAGAGGCCAGATATACCCTCTTGCAATTTATCAATGCCAGCGCTTGCTGTATCCCATAATAATTGTTGCGTGTTCAAGTGGCTATCCATTACGGCTTGCTGGTATTCGCTTAACAATTCCTTGCGTAGATCATAGCTCTGTTGAGTAGCTACATATTCAGCGTCAAGAGCTGACTGCAACGCCTCAAAGTTCTGTGTGCGCATAGCCTCGTCAATGTTCCATTTTTCCTCGGCCATTGTGCGCTGTAACTCTAGGTATTTATCATTGTAATCACGATGAACTGCGAGCAATTCCTCAGTCTTTTGCTTTTCAAAATCAACTCGGCCGTCCTCTGTCATTTCAAACAGAATGCCTCGCTCTTTCAGCGTATCAATGAAATGCTGTTGCTGCATTTTGTCCATTTGTACAAAATCATCGCTGTATTTATCCCATTTATCGCCGATAGCGTCTATTGCGTCTGTGTATTCTTTGGTGAACTGCACCATAGGCGAGGCTTGCCCTGTGCTGTCTTTAACCGCTAGGCTTAATTCGAGGTCTTTACGCATATCTCGAATATTATTCTCGATTTCTCGCATTTTCGCCATTTCTTCCTGTTTGGCTTTAATGCGTTTCTCTGCATACACGGCGTTTAGTAATTCAAGGTCTTGTTGATAGTTAGCATTGGCTGCTTTTGATTTTTCTAGCTCGTCAAGCTCTTTCTTATACTCTAATTCGAGTAACTCTTGCTTATTGCCGAGCATTTCAAGGTACGATTGCAAGATTTTTTCGTGCACTTGCTTAGCCTCTTTTTCGAGGTCTTTGCCTTTGCTACCCTTACCGCCGCCACCTTTGCCGCCTTTGCCTTTACCTTTGCCGCCGCCTGTGTCATAGTCGCCACCGCCGCCGCCGCCAACGTCTAGGCCGCTATCACCACCGCCAGCGGATAAACCGCTAAACACTTGTGAGGCCATATCGCCAGCAGTGTTTACAATGTCCTGCGCTGTATCAGCTGAAATAGTGTCAACTTGTGCTATAGCTGTGAACGTACCGCCAAAGAATTTGGCCACTTTATCGCCTACGCTGTTAAGTTTAGCGATGAGCCAGTTCAATGCGTCGATAATCTTATTCACGCCCCATACAGCCGTATGTACGATTGTAGAGAATACCGAGCTCAATGTAGCCCCAAAGCCATTGCCAGCTGCCGCCGCTGTAGCGAATACTGTAACCAGCGTTACAAGTACAGAAATTAATAACCCTACAGGGTTAGCTCTCATCACTACATTTACAACTTGCTGCGCTGCCGCTGCTGCTAGTGCACCGCTGCGAACAGCAATATAAGCACCTCTTACGCCAAACAATATAGCTGTTAGTGCTGCCGTTACTATTGATGTGCCAGCCATTGCAGCTCTTAATACTGCCATAGCAGCCGCATGTACTTTCGTAGCCGTAGCCGAGGCTACCTCTGCCACTCGTAACGCTACTACTTTAACAGTCAAAGCCGCAGTTTGAGCATTACATAAAGCAACTGCCGCCCTATAAGTGGTAAATGCTACCACTACGGCCAATACTGCTGCCGATACTCTCGGCATAGTAGTTATAAACAAAGAGCCAAAGCTCGCTACTGTCTGGGTGATCGTCGATATAGCAATTCGTAAGCCTGCGAATGCTGCTTGAATAAGCCCTATTGAACCCTGTGCAGCTACCGCCATGCCTCTGATTGCTACCACTACGACCTCGCTTAACGCTTGGAACTCGCCACTTTGTGGAATGCTTGAAATCTGTTCAAGCACAGGCTGAAAGGCTTGTATTAGTTCATTCTGAATAGATTGCCCTACCTCTGCGAATGTCATCGGAATTTCGGCGAATTTTGCGTTTGTTTCCTCTGCGCTATTAAATAGAGCCTCTTTGATAATGTCCGAGGTAATTAAGCCTTGCGAGCTCATTTCCTTTAATTGCCCTACAGTTAAGCCCATTTCATTGGCAATAGATTGAGCCAATAACGGCGCATTTTCCATGATAGAGTGGAACTCGTCGCCTTGTAGCTTGCCTGCTGCCATTGCTTGCGTTAATTGGTACATCGCAGCGCTCGCCTCTTGTACGCTGGCGCCAGAAATTTTAAATTGCTTATTAAGCTGCTCAACAAAGGCGATTGCCTCATCGTTCGAGCTGAATGCGTCTTTTGCTAGCATATTGAGCTTTGCCTCGCTGTCGGCCATATCTATATAGCTACCTCGAGAACGTTGCGCTGCGTCATATACTTTATTCATGATCTCGGCTGTAGTTTGTGAGCCGTCATTGATTAAGTTGATACGAGAGCGAATACTCGTCAATTCGTCGGCTGTTTGTGTAGCAGCGACTGCCACATCCTTGATTTTATCAGCAGCAAAGCCTATGCCAGTAACAGCGCCAGCGAATTGCAGCCCCTTATTCATTTGAGATACGATAGATTTTATCTCTGCACGAATGCCAGCCGCCTCTTTGGCTACTCGGTTGCTCGCCTCTGCCACGCTTTTGGGTAGTTCAGAGCTTATCGTATTGGCCACCTTATTGACGGCCGCCGTAGCCTCTGAACTGTCAGCACTAATGCGAACATTAATATTACTATCTGCCATTTTCTATATCTCACCCCCTGCCTCTCTAAATTCACGGATAAAGTCCGCCTCTGCTTGCCGCTTTTCGGCTGCTGTTGGCGGATATAGAATATCTATAAATTTCTTTGGCTCGATTGGCTCGGATAATTGCGTATTCATGATATTAGCCACCCAAAAAGCTCGGTTCATATCATCTATTTTTTGCTTACGTTCATAGCCTCTCACGAGCTTTTTAAACTCTATCGGCTGTAATTTCATGAACTCCCAAGGCCGTAGCCCTAGCACGCTATACGCCATTTCCTCAGCATTTCGTAACCAAAGAGAAAAAGAGGGGGCACTTTGGCCCCCCTCTAGTTTTTTGTTTGTTCGGCCTCGTTTTCGATTGCTACCTTATCATCTGGCGTGAGCTCGTTTGGGTACATTTGATAGTACATTTTGGAACCCAAAGCACCGCTTGCAATGATCGCTTGCATAAGTGGCGCTTGTAATGATAATAGGCTCATGTCTTTGGTTTTATCAGCAAGCAACTCGTCAAACAATTCATAATACTGTTGAGGGTTGCGTTTATGCTGTTTCATGCCGATTGCATAGCCTGTGATAATGCTATTAATAGGCCAAATGCTCATTTGCAAGAGCTCCCCAATCGGTTGCCCTACAGCAGCCTCAAACTCCATGAGGCGCTGCATATTGAACATTAAATATTCGCCATTTTTAAAGAAATTACATTCTACTTTTTTCATAATTCAAAAACTCCTTATTTTAGCGCTAATTTAGGAATGTTACAGGTATATAAGGCTACCTATTAGCCACCAATGCCAGCAGGTGCAGCTTGTAATTCAGATAATGGGCCAACGCCATTTAAAGAGCCTTTATAAGTCGCTACGCCGTCATGCGGTGTTTGAATAGAGAGCTCTGTAACGCTTGCAATGCCTGTGAAAAATGTTTTATCTGGATATTCAAATTTAATGTGTACGTTGTCGCCGTCCAAGAATGCTTTTTCTAACAATTTAAGGCTTTCCTCTTTAGGCATAAGCAAAGTTTCAAGAGAAAAACTCCATTCTTTAAGGCCTGCAATAGTAGATTTCCAACCACCAGAGCCTTTATGGCTTGCGTCGATAGAGTCGGCTTTACGAGAGAGGTCGCCAGAACGTTGGCCGCCTAATAGCAACCATTTAGCGCCTGCTTTTTCATCTGTGCCAGTATTCAAATATAAAAGGTAGTTTTTACCAGCTGTTGGCATATCTACCGCCGCAGGTTTATATAATTTTGTTTCTGCCATTAATAAATACCCCCTTTAGTATTTAGGTTTTCTTTTAAATCGTACATTTTAGCCTCAAATCGGTATTGTGTACCAATAAAGGGCCTCATGCTGTCGTGATCGTCTGTTTTATTTGTGCAGCGAATATCTATAATCTGATAGCCGCTTTCTTGTAATACGCAATATTCCTCATTAAGTGCGCCGCAAGCCTCACGAAAAGCAATAATTACTTTCTCGACTTGGCTCTCTAATGCGGCAATCTGCTCATAAGCTATATCGAACTCATGACTATCTGATTTAGTCCAGCATTCAATATAAAACTCTTGTTTGAGCATATTGTGCACGTTATCATCGGCAGGCGTTGCCTCACCTCGTCCTAGCATTACCATTCCGAGAGAGTCTACTCCAGCCGTTTGAGGCGCTAAAAAACCGAGCTTAATTTGTCCATTAAACTCGGCTTTCTCTAATGCGTATTTAATTTTATTCAATAATTCGAGCCACATATTAGCCACCTCGATATAAAGGTATATTTCTATACCCTGCATACTTTGCTGGCTGCCCTGTGAGCTGTTCCGCTGTGATTTGGTTTTCTAAAACCACTATTCTATCGTTGATATACTTTAGTTTCTTAGAGTAGTAATCATCATCGGAACCATTACGGCTATATTGGCCAATCAGAGAGGCGGCTTTGTTCATGCAGGTTTCTCGGTAACAGTACAATGTAACCAATTCATCTGCAACAAAAGAGCGGATAACATCGCCCTCTTGCACGCCTAACTTTTTGGCTAATACATACAGCCAACTTTCCGCTTTCTTTAAAGTGGTTTCTAGCACGTTGGGGCCTAGTAGCTCATCATCGAATACCATATCTTGAAATTCGTATAACATTTATGTAACCCCTTACAGTTTAATGTGTAACTCTGTTCGCTTGGTTCCTAGCTCTACACTTCGAGCAATCTCGCCAAGCGATACACTGACAGCTTTCGAGAATATATCATGAACAGCCTCACGGCTATTATCGAGAGCCTCATATAAAAATTGGTCTGGCTTAGTGCCTCTATGAAATACACGTTTAGCGAATACAAAGCCATTACCACCATTAGGAACCCAGCGAAGCACTTGTTTCCCTTTTGGGAATATCTCATGTGCTCGTGTTCCCTCATGCACGAAAGGCCCATAAGGTGCTGCGTTATTGTCGATATATACCTCTGCTGTCTTATCGCCAATCATGCGCACGTCTATGGCTCTTTCTAATTGGCCTGTTCGAGAGGTAAACCTGTGAGTACGTTGTGCCTCTTCCTGCACCTCTCGAGCGCTGGCTCTAATTGCTTGCCGTAACCGATTTTCAAATACCTCTCTAGCATTCATGGTTATTCTTCGGCTGCTTTAGTCGCCTTTTTCTTAGGTTTAGCAGCAGCCGCCTCGCTGTCTTTGTCGATTGCAGGCTCTAATACAAAGCCCTCATCGAGCCATAGCTCGAGAGTATACTCATCATCTGTATAGCGAACCTCATTCAGTCGGATAAGTCTATATTTCCCCATGCGTTACCCCCTAATTAAGCGCCAAAGTTAGCCCATACAGTAGCCAAGCGATTTTTTGGAACCCATACATCATGGAACTTTCTGTAATCAATGCCCCAAGCGTTCGCTTGTTGGTTGATTGTTGGGTCGAAAATGCGCATTGTATCTGTTTTAGATACTGCAATAGCTGCACGACGAGACATGATGATCCAGTTGATAGCTTTAGCTGCTGTGTCAGCTTTAAAGCCACCTTTTTCTTGGCCTGCTGTTTTGCCGTCATTAAATGTGTATTGAGATTTCATGCGAGCACTAGGTACAGCAATAATAGGGATGCCGTTATAAGTGCGAACACGAGTGTTATAAGCGCCATGTTCAAAGTCAGCTACATCGAGCATGCCTTTAGCACCTGCTGCGCTATTCAATACAGATTGAACACGAGTGCTCATAACGATTACCAAGTCGCCTGTTTCACCTACTAAGTCCTCGATTTCTACGATTTCTTTGTTTAATTGGTCGATGATGTTAGCTGCACTTGGTGTGAAAGCGTCTGTTTTGCGGTTGCCTTGCTTAGCATAAGCAGCAATTTTAGAGTAGCGGTAAGCGTCAACCTCTGGGATAACTTGCTCTACTTGGAATGTAGACATAACATTTGTACCTGTTGCCAAGAAGTTGCTTTCATCTACTTCCATAGCGTCAAGATTGAATTTACGGCCACGGTCTTGAGTGAGTTTAAAATCTTCGTAAGTCAAAGATACAGCGCCTCGGTTGTAGCCGTTATCACGATCATAATTAGCCAAGCCGTCAACGGAAAGAGTAGGAATTTTAACAGTATCGCCGCCGTTGTATTTAACCTCGCCAGCGTTTACTTCCATAAAGCCAGATGTAGCACCTACCAACATTTGTTGGTCGAGTACTGTTTGGAAATTTTGAGCCATTGTTAAAGTGTTAATTGCCATTGATTAATACCTCTTTTCATAATCAAATAATTAGCCCTCGCTAGGTGGTTTTACACCTGCGATTTTGAACATTTCTGCTAGTTGACTATTGCCGTCATTCGCATTTCCTGCACCTGCACCGCTGCCGCCATTTTGCGTGGTTTTAACGGCGTAAGGCTTATCTGAGAGAAATGCTGTTGCACATTCCTCGATAGTGCCGATTGTGCCGTCCTCTTTTGTCCAGCCATAGGTGCCGTCTTGCTGTACTGTAATTTGTCCAGCAATGAGCTTGCTGAATGTTTCGGCGTCTGTACAATTAGCTTTTGTTAGCGCTGCAATCGTTTGAGCGCTGATTTCGGAATTGGTACGCTTTTCAATCTCTGCTTGGCGAGCTTGCTCTGCTTGCTCGTACTTATCTGTAAGGCCTTTAATTTGTTTTTCAAGAGCCAAGATTTCTGGGCTTTTTTCGCCTTTGTGTGCCTCGTATTCGTCAACCTTACCTTTTAACTCATCACGTGCTGATGTTAATTCGGTAATTTGTTTCTCGAATTTGAGTCTGTCGGCTTTGGCTCCCTCGTTAATGCGAGAGATTTCGCTTTTAAAGCCGTCGATAAGTTCCTTACCGCCCTCGAGATTTTCAAGTTTTGTGTACAATTCTGCTAAAGTCATGAGTCTTTCTCCCTTTCGTCATGAATTTCGCTATCTTTCGGCTCCCCTAATCAATAGCAATATAAAAGGCCTACGCATTCACTTGCGCAGGCCTGTAGGTCTAAATTATGTATTTTTCTTTGGTTCTCTAGGCTCGAATGTTTCCCCATTCCAGCCCCTTGCGTAGTCTTTCCAGTTAGCTTTGCCGCTTTTAACCTCTTTACTGCCGCTTATGCCGAGCAATTTCTCTCTATGATCACGAGAAATAGACTCTATATATTGCTTACCGCCCTCGTCTGTATTGTCTTTTGCTTTGCTAATATCTACCTCAAAATCAAATACAGGCGATACTCTACACATACAATGCGGATGAGCTGGCAGCGTAGGAAATTTATCTTTAGGATATACGCCCTTACCTAAGCCGTATAAATCAGCATTAGCGTAAAAGTCGCATATATCATACCGAGGATGTCTACTTGATAGCACCCATTTAAGAGCAACTACATCCTCATCGTCTTTATAGCGCAGCATTTGGCCGTCGGCGTATGCTCGAGCTGTTTCTGTACGAGCAATTCGCTCGGCGTTGTATCGTGCCTTTTCTTGCACCGCTACAGTAACAGCCCTCGAAAGGTCTATAGCGTTGCCCTCGTCTACTGCCTGAATGAGTTCAGAATAGGCAGCTCGTAGGCTCGGCGTCGTGTTCTGCTGTACTTGCCGCTCTGTGCGTCTAATTACACGCTTAAATCGAGCAAGCTCCTCATCATTTAACGATTGAGGCGGTTTTAATGCTCTTATTCGTTCAATATGCTTAGGCAGTTTATTAGTAGCGATAATGCCACCCTTGCCATAGCCCTCGAATATAGAGCGAGCTATCTCACGAATGCTTTTGCCACGTTTCAGAGATTGCTTTATAACCTCAGCCGTCTCACGCTGTACTTTATGAGCGTTTCTATGCAAGCGTTTTGATAGCTTTAAGCCGTCGCTCGCCCAAGCTGCCACCATGGCCTCACTAATTGATTGAGTAGTGTAATTAAAAGGCCTATGACCTGCCACCGAGAGCGGTGTAAGTACACTATGATAGGCCTTATTGAAATTTTCCACCATATCAGCCGTGAGAGGGGCCTCTAGCATTTCCATAATAGGATAAGTCTTATAAGCGATTTGAACGGCCTTATCGGCTGAATATCCAAGCGCTACTAATTCACGCACCATGCTCTCGAATTTCTCGAGAATATCATCAAGCGTTTGGCTCGTCTGTTTCATCATCTAGGCCCTCATCGCTATAGGCTTTGTTTTGAGCTACCTCATCGGCTGCCTCTTGCGCCTCTTTAACGATCATATCTTTAGTATCGATTTCAAGGTTAGGCATGTATGCGTCAATTACTTTCTTTAATATTTCATTATCAAAAGTATCAGATTTAAAATCGAGGTCTTTCGCTTGCTGTGCCTGTGTAAGGCTTTCTGTTACATCATTCACTTTGAAATCACGAGGATAGTCGCATAGATACTCGATATTGTCGCCACTCCATAGCTTATAGAGTTCGATAATGTCATACTCCGCATTCTCGCAACGTACTGCAAAGGCTGCCAGATTTTGATTAGTACGCTCAAAATCCCATTGTTTAGCCACGCCACTCTTAGCTTGCTGTACACCGATAACGCTATCAATGCCGCTCATGCGATACATTTCATTGATGAGCTTATCGATTTGAGCCATAAGTACCTCGGCTGGGCCTTTATCTGGCGCAATAAAGCTCGGTGCCTTGCTTGCCTCTGCTGGATATGCGAGCAAGTTATCGGTGCCGATAGTTACATCCTGCAAGCCGTTGTTATCGACTGGCATAGTTAAGATACTAAATGTTTGATTGTATAGAATTTGAGAGAGTAGTGAGCATAGGTTATATACATGAGCATTTGTTTTTGCGATACTTAAATACTCTGGCGGTGGAAGAATATCACGCTTGCGTGCCGCTCTACCGAACCATTGAACGATAGGAATGCGGCCGATGTTATGATCGCCTTTACCTACTACTTTATTGTCGCTATCGGTGATTTTCCACTCGCTAGGCGTCCATGTGTGATAGTGCGCCTTGATTGTGCCGTCGGCGTTCTTTAGATAACTAGCATAAGTAAACAGTTTGAGCTTGCCGTTATCATCAAACTCATAATTTACTACGTTTTTAGGTTCAACCGCTGTCAAGTATGGCATAGATCTATTGGCTAATGTTTCAGCTAAAGAGCTGCCGAACTCGCTCACGTTGTCTACTACGATATACATAACTCCATAGAGTTTGGCTGCAATAGCGTTTTGCTCAATGAACTCTTGCAGCGTAGTGCCTTGTCTATCTACATCATTGATAAACTCATCAAATAATACAGAGTTGCTATATTCTCGTTTAATTTCATCTTTAAAAATAGGGTCTACGCTCGCATTGAGAATAGGCCCTGTATAGTTGAGATAGTATGCTATTTTGCGTCTGAAATCGATTGACTGCGTGCTCTCTCGAGCGTGTGCTGTTACTGCTGCGCCACTTGCGAACATGCCGCTACCATAATAGGCGTCATGCAGTAGCTCGTATTCCTCTAGTCGAGGGTTATTATATGTTATTGCCATGTTACCTCTTTCTAATTGATGTTAATTCTACCGCTGCGAACCTGCGGCGCATTGATTTTCTCGGCTATGCCTGTGAGTGCGTCTGGTGCGTCATCGTGTGCGTTCTTGCCCTCTCGCTGGTATTTGGTAATATCAGTAGCGAATTGAGGCCACCTATCACGCCAATTTTTAGGCATATATACATGGTTCATAACCCATGTAGCATTAGACTGAATGCGTGCTATCTTATTTCCACTTTGATGAAAAGCGTTAATAGTGCACTTATTCGAGTTGTATTTGTTTTTAAGGATACTCTGCACATTACGGCTAAACCCTCGGCCGCCGTTGTTGCTTTCTATATCAGCCACATTTACGCCGTTTCGATGTAGCATATCGGCTACTGCTGGCTCTGTGGTTTCCATAGCGTCCTTTGTGTAAACTACATCAAGCACATAAGCCTCATTGTCATATACGCCGTATACAATACTAGCCAAGTAGTCGCTGCCAGTATCGGCGGTATCTGTGTAATTTTTAATGCAAGAAAATAACACGTTACCTTTATCATCTGTTGGCAACGTGTCATATGTAAGTATTTGACTGTAAAGGCAGCCCTTTAAGTCAATCGGTATTTGTTGATAGTTGGCGCTGGCAATATCCTCGCCCATAGCTCTCACTTTAGATAAGTAAGAGGCCTTGGATAACACCTCATCACAAAGCATAGAGCCGTCATCTTGCAAGGCTTTCATAGTAATTACTTTAGCCTTGAATAACGTATCATCTTTGAAATGCTCTATTGCTCTGCCTGCTAAATCATCGCTCGCCCAGCGTGTCATGATTATAATAATCTTGCCGCCCTCCTCGAGCCGTGAAAGCATTGTATTAGTAAACCATTCCCAATGTTTCTCTTTCACGCTGGCATTGTAGGCCTCTTCGCTGTTCTTAATAATATCGTCAATGATCATGAGCGAACAGCCAAAGCCTGTAGCTGTACCAGTTGGCGAGGTTGCAAGGTATGAATTAGTATAGCCCTCTAAGCTCCATAAATGAGCCTGTGCGTCGCCTACAGCAACGCTAACAGTAGGGAATACATCGCTAAATACAGTTATATCCTCATCGGCCTTGCTCTCTTGTATAGCATTTCTAACCGATTTACTAAACATTTTCGAGAGCGTTTCGTTGTATGAGCCAGTCATTACTTTTGCCGCTGGGTTATTACCGAATAACCATTGTACAAACAGCTGCGCAGTACGGCTCTTACCATGTCGAGGCTATGGGGGCAGGTTCATAATAAGCACGTTGTAATTATCATCTTTGATAAAGTTCTCTAACTCGTCGCATAAATCAACTAAATACTTACGGCTTTTCTTGTAAAAGTCGCCTGCCTTTTGATTGCAATAATAGAAAAACTCACGCCGAGCGAGTTCCCTTTTGGCTAGTTGTATGATTTTCTCTTTATTATCTCGAACCTGCACACTCTCACCCCCTTTTCATGACTGTATACAGATTGAGCTTATTCCTCACCAATGAGCTTTTTAATATCAGCCGTATCTATTCCATCGAATGGGTTTCTAACCTCTACGGCTGCGTCTATATTCTTAGTATCTCGCCACTTAGCAGGCTGCCTATTTTTAAGCCAGAATATTAATGATGTAGAGTTCGGCGCCACGTCTTTAGTAGTGCGCTTAACCTCTACTATTTCGCTTTCGCCTGTTTCTGGGTTGTAGATACGCTCTTTTACTACCTCGTCGAACTTATAGCCCATAGCACTTTTAAGCAGCGCATTCTCTACAATTCTGTCTACTACCTCTTTGCCTCTTTTTAAAGCGTTGGAAAAGTCGGTATATTTATCTTTCCATGCGTATAGAGTAGTTCTATTAATGCCGATATTATGCGCTATCTGCTCATCTGTGAGGCCGTCTCGTGCCCAGCCCTCGAGCTTTATTAAATTGTCTGGCTCTAGCCATGTTTCGTATTTAGGCGTACGGCCTAGCCTTTTCTTTTTCTTTGGCTCTGTCTTTTTTGTTTTTGCTGCCACGATCTCACCTCTTTTTATGTGTAAAAACAAAAACACCTCGAACAGAGTACCCTAATCTCTGCCGAGGTGTTCTTGCGATGTCAGTATGTCTATAAGAAAGGAGTATAAGATGAAACGTAATCAATAGTTTAAGCACCTTTTACCACTATCATAATACCACACTCTAATAGTACTGAATATGACAGGTTTATGACAATTTACAAGGCGTAAGCCCCAAATAAATAGATACTTAAATCGTCTATTCCTTTGTCTAGCCACCTGTAGACATTTCGCTCTACTGTGCTATGTTTTTCTGCGATTTCTGCGATTGTTAAGTCATTGATGTATCTATCTATCACGCACTCACAATAGCGTTTATCATTGTTGATACAGTTAGTTCGGTATACATCGAGCATTTTATCAATGTGCTCGATGATTAGCTCTGTACGCCGTTTACTCGCTAGAATAGTTTCAATCTGCAATAACCCTCTACGATTAAAAACCTCATACAATACTGTTTGTAAGTCGCTAGGCGTCAAGGTGTCCTCTGCCTTTGCAATAGCACTCTTACAATGTGCTTTCATGGCTGTATAGCCCTCGAGTAGCGTTATAGTATTCTTATAGGCTCTTTCGTTTTTCTTTGCGAGCATATCCTCGTTACGCCGATTAAATTCGGTTAAAGCTGTTTGTGCTGCTGTTTCTGCTGCAATCTTAACAATAGCCTCTACCTCTGACTCGGTAAAAGTACGCCCCTTACATTCCATTCAATCACCCCCAAATATAATGCACGCCAGCAGCTAGCAATAAAAGCATGCCTAATGTAATTAGAATACTAAACACGATAGAGCTTATGAAGATAACCCATGTTATATAGTTAAGGCGTTTCTCACGATCATTGTTATATTGCTTTTCCAATCTTTACCGCCTTTCCGTTTACTACCTTGTAAATAATCTCATCGTCAAAATATACGCCGTTTGGTATGCGATTATTTCTTATAAGCCATTGCCTAAAGAGTTTGTTAATGCCTAGCTCTAGCTCTTTAATTTCACTCTCTGGTACGTTTTCAAGCGTGTCGTAATCGTTTATATCGTTTCTTAAATCAATGGCTAAATCTTCGACTAATTCCCTAGCAATTCCGCCAGTAAAAGGCCACCATTGAGAGCAGCGTACTAGATAAAATATATCCTTACCACACCTTTGAGCCTCTTTTATGCCTGCCTCTTTTGCCTCTTTTAATCCGTGTATTTCGTCCTCTCGAGTCCATTCATAATGGCCACTCTCGAGAGTTACGATATAAGTATCAGTTTTCATCATTACCACCCTCTAATAGTGCTCTTTTAACTGGCACGCTTTTCGTGCCTACGTTACTCCAGCTCGTGCGTCCGTCTTGATAATAGTACACGTTGCCATTGTCATAGGTTGCAAAATGTCTGTTTACAACTACACCATTACCTCTTTGCACCTTGATAGGCGTATCTACAGCCACCTTACTCCAATCAACAATACCGAGATACTTGCCAATATCGAGATAATTCGGCTCATTGAAATCTGGTAAAAGCCCATGTAAAGTGATAACTATTTTTGTATCGTTAACCACCTCGCCTTTACCGCTAATTATAGGCGTTTCTTTTACTCCTACATATCCACCATAAAACGGCGAGTATGCTATGTATTTAATGCCGTTGTCATACAGTTTTTGCAATAGCCATTTACGGCCCTCTTTATCGTTCATACTATCCCCTCATTTCGATAATATCTTTAATACTTGCCCTCTTATATAGCTGTTTTCTGTATGGTGTATACGAGTTTCATTTATTGTGATTTCTATAATATCTTGAACCTCTAGCACCTTGTAGCCTATGCTATCTTTAATTTTTATGAATGTTCTATAGCTTTTATTCTTTGCAATCTTTCTAGCGTGTATGAGTGCGACTTGTAAATCGCTATTCGTCATATAATCTCTGCATTTTAACGTGAGATATGTTCCCTTTGGGTAAAACTGCACCTCGAACTCATCAAAGCCATGTTTAAAAAGCTCCTCTGTGTTTATCATTTGTTAGCCTCTTTTTTAAGCATTTTACAAAACTCATCTTTCACATATGCTCTTATATCCTCAACGTATACATGTAAAGTGTTTTGTTTTAAAATTTCGGCGTCAACGATAGTATTTAAATCAAAATTTACATAACAATTTTTATAACGCCAAATGTACCCATATAGTTTTGTTTTTGATAAAAAGGCCTCTTTTTGCTCGATATAAGGAATGATTATATCGTTATCAATCACAATAGTTAGAGCTGCTTGTAATTTTTCTAATTCTATTCTGCTTTCAAATCTATTCATAAGCGCCTACTTTCTCATATCTGCGATCACGAATGACGCAAGAGATACTGTAAACGTACCGAGGAATACGAATAGTACTCTCAATACATCGCTGCCAGTTACGCCGAATAGTCCAATCAGCCAAAGCACTAAGGCAATCGAGAGCGCAAGGCTCTCGATTTTCATGATAAAAATAGATACTACAAATACAGATTTTAAAAGTGCTTTCATATTATTTACCTGCTTTCAATTCCTCAACCTCTTTGATTAATTGATTTACTAGAGTTTCGAGCTGTGCGATTTTGCCTTTGTGGTTAGTTTCGTACTCGCTGCCTTTGCCTAATCTGAAAGATACGCCAGCGTTTACCATTTTAGTGGCGCCGAATGTGCCTGCAACGCTAAATAATACATGTTCATTAGGTGCGTAAAATGCGCCGAGAGCCGCTGCGTTAGCGTTTTTATAATGGCCGTACCCTGCGGCAAAGCTCAATTTATCATCTGCGTTATAACCTACATAGTGCAAAGCGCTGAGTGCTGCATTAGCTGCACCTGTTTTCGCTACCTCGTCCATAACATTGGAAATTTTATTGTTAAAGTTTTGCTCGAGTGCTGCATTACTGCCTTTCAAATCTGCAATATCTTTAGTATTAATGTTCACTTGTTTTTGAGTATTTTGTACATCGTTTTTAAGTGCTTTATTATCGCTTTCAAGCGCCACGATACGGCCCTCATGGTTAGCTAATACTTTGCCTTGATTATTGACTACTGCGCCCAAGTTAGTAATAGCGTTGCTGTTCTTAGTGATCGCTGCGGTATTGCCTGCAATATTTTGCGTATTTTTAGCAATGTTTTGAGCATTCTTAGTGATTGCTAGGCCGTTGCTGTTAATCTCATCAATAGCAGCGAATAGCTGGGAACCATTCACAGCGTCGAGGCTGTCGGCCTCAATTCTGCCAGCTGCCACATTTTGCAACTGGCGAGAGTAGTTGTCTAAATGGCTGTATGTTTCGCTTTTTTTGCTACCAAAAGATACAGAAGAGTTAGGCGCCTCTCCAGCGAAAATGTGAGTAACGCCGTTTATCTCCATTTGTCCAAAGCCTACAGGCTCATACGTTTGGCTGTTTGTGCCAATAGCCACAGAGTTTTGAATAGGTGCGCTTGCATTATTGCCGATTGTTACGGCGTCCATGCCTCTAGTCATGGTATGAGTACCAATAGCAATGCTGCCTTGATTATCTACTACAGAATTAGCTCCGATCATAACTTGCTCTTTATGAGCACCTACATAATTGTTATATCCGATAACTGTAGTTTCTCCAGCTGCTACAGTGCCATTACCGCCACCGATTACAGTAGTATCATCTGCATTGACAGTATTATCTCGGCCAAATACCACTACATTGGAACCATTAGCGCTGGAATTAGCACCAGCTACAATGGAATTATAGCCATTAGCCACAGGCGCCAACGTGTTTGGCTCTACTTGGCCTACTGCGATACTACCTGCTGCGAATGCGTTGCCTGCTACTGTTGCGAAAATTGCTGCTGTTAAAATTGTTTTATTCATTGTGTTTTCTCCTTGTTATTTAATCTTGTTAATTCAACACCTGCATTTAAGAGGCGTTTTCTAACTACTGTAAATGACATATCACAGGCCGCTGCGATTTGTCTTATCGTTAAGCCCTCACGTCTCATGTTTATTAGAATTTCAATATCTACGTTATAGCGGTTTTTCTTTCTAGGCTTAATCTGTAAACCTAATACCCTTAATGCCTCATCTGGGCTTTTACGGCCATATATACAAGCGCCTAGTGCGAACCAGTTGCCAGCGTATACCAGTTTCATATATCCACCTATTGCCATACACGAACAGGCCTATTAGTTCTGCGGCGAATGCGGTTATTGCTATCTTTAACATATCCAATCACATCGCCTTTATGTTCCCTAGCCTCACGATATGCTACCAATATTTGAGTGTATTCTGTGTACGGCTTGCATTTACTATGACAGCCTACATACCGCTCTGTGCAGTTCTTACATGGTGATTTTGACATAATACTCACCCCTTTAATTGCTCAATTCTATCGAGCAAGTTGCTCACATCATCTTCGGTTAAGTAGCCGAGCACATCATCTGTAATCGGTGTGCTATAACAGAGATCATTGTCATATAGTACAGCAAGCTCAAATAACCCCTCTTTGCTGCCGAAAGAATAATCGCATTTAATAACCGAGGCGCCGTATTTATTATCAAACTCAAATATCCATTGTTCGCCGTCTCTACCGCCTCTGTTTTCGTATTTCTTAAAGCCGCTATGACTTGCAAAATTATAGTTTTTCATTTTTACACCCACCTTTAAAAAACACTAACCAAATTGTCTTCCCCCTGCGTTGGCCAATTATCGGCTTACTCGGTAATAACCCTTTTACGTCTGAAAATAGTACTTGCTCCTCATTCCATTTAAAAATAAGCGTTCCGTTTTCTTTGAGCACTCGCCAGCACTCTGAAAGTCCTTGTTTAATATCATCTTTCCAGTTAGGCCCTAGTGTTCCATATTTAGCTTTTAAATATGATGTATCACCTGCATTTTTTAAATGTGGCGGATCAAAGATAACTAAATAAAATGTTTCATCATCAAAAGGAATGTTTTTAAAATCTGCCATTATATCTGGGTTTACTACCAACTTTCTGCCGTCGCATAACGTAGTATCTAAAGTTCGATTATCCATATATAAAGCGTTTTCATGCTCTTTATTAAACCAAAACATGCGAGAGCCGCAGCAAGCATCTAGTATTTTCATTTCCCAGTACTCCCAAAGCCGCCAACCCCTCGGCTGGTTTTGCTCAATTCCTCTACCTCTTGAATTTGAACGCTAGGCACAGGCACAATCACGCCCTGCACTAATCGCTCGCCTACATCTGCCGTTATTGTGAAATTGCTTGTATTTCGTAGTAATGCACACACCTCGCCTCTGTAGTCGCTATCAATTACGCCTACACTATTCGGCATTCTGAGCGGCGTTTTCCATGTGCTGCTGCGTGGAATGAGCAGCATTACATAGCCCTCTGGAATTTCTACAGCTACGCCGAGCGGTACTTTCTTAGAGCGATTTGGCTCAAATCTAACTGGCTTCGGTAGGTAAAAGTCCATACCAGCAGCGCCCTGCGTGCTTTGTTTCGGTAGTTCTACGTTTTTACTTAGTTTCTTGATTTTTATATCTAGCATTCTCAGCTCTCCTCTTGCTCATTTTCTCGTTTCTATGAATAGCACCTAATTTACAGCCACATGATCTACTGCATGTGGTGCGTGTTTTCTGATACTTACCTTTCTCGAATACCTTGCCACATATTACGCATACGGCGTGTTTCTTTTGTTGCTGTTTAAGCGCTTTATGGTACGCTCTAGGCGTTGCTGCGCAATCGTCCATAGTTTCCTCGTTCCATATATCAAGGTGTGCTAGGAATTGCGGTATTTTATTTTTAAAGCGTTCGCTCAGTCTGTTATTGCAATATTCGCTCATGATGTACCTCGTTAATTCCTCGAATTTCCTCGATGATAGCCTCTTTTGCCTCATCTAATAGCTCTGTATCGTTTCCAGCTACAATGTGCAGCGCTTGCTCTACTACATAGCAGGCAAAGGATAACAGCTCAACTGTGTTACATTCCTCTGCTGTGAGTGCAAAGTGCTTGCCGTCATATGTCGCTTTGATGTTCCTATTCATTAGCACCTCGCTAGTCTTGAATTACTAATTTTTCGATTTCAAGGTCGATACAGTCAACGTATACATCAAGAGCGCCGTCTACCTTGCCGCAGTCAATCGTGATTTGATCATTGATAGTTTTTAGTACTTGCTCTTTCAGCTCCTCGGCGTGAGCCTCGCTCTTAGCATTGAGCCAAATATCAAGGCCGATAGTGCCTATTATCTGTAATCTGTACTCTTTTTCGTTCTCATTCATGGTGTGTGATGTCCTTTCTTAATGAGTTTTCTGTATTCCTTATATGATATTGAGGTAGGGGCTTTAGGTTTAGCCTTAGCCCCTGCCGTGGCACCTCTTGGGCTTTTTGCTCGTTTCGTGGTGTCGCACTTACGAGCTTTTGCTTTTACATATTCATCGCATAATACGCTGTTCTCGTTGATTTGATGTATTATAATCTCGACTCTTGGGTTATCTTTATCGAGCCCAGCGATCATAGAGCCGTCATAATTGACGATGTATTTATCATCATCAATCACGCCAGCCGCTTGTAATATGTCTGAGGTGGCCTGCAATAGGCCAACCAAATCAGGCCAATGCGCTCGGTTTTGTAAATAATAGCGGCACATAACCGATATTGGCCCATGAACAGCCTGCACTCGAGCCAGCTGTATGAGAGCAACTCGCTCATACGCTTTATATGCTTTTGACGGTAATAATACATGCCTATTGTTTATAAGTGCTATCCTGCTGCTGTTCTTTTTCGTTCTTGGTTGGCCCTGTATTACAATTTCCACGATTTCACCTCTATATCTTTTAATTTATTTTCTAATTTTATGCACTAAATTTCGTTATTTTGCCCCTCTCGCTATTCGCTCGATAATTCTATCGTGAGAATTTTAAACTCGCCTTATAGGGCATTTAAATGAATTTTCATTATCTATGAGAGGCGCCCATGAAAATGGCCTCTTGATATTCACCTCTCAACCTGTCGTATATGCGCTGGCTGTAATGGTCTTTAGTCCAGCCCTCGCTATAGTTAGTGGTGAGGATAATCGGCCGCATTCGGTTATAGCGGTCTATGATGATACTCTCAACCTTTGCGGCTACCCATTCAGATTTTGAGTATTCTGCCCCAAAATCATCGAGCAACAAGAGCGGTATATTCCGCAGCTTTTGCTCGTAGCTCATGAACGCCACGCTATCGCCTTTGGATAAGGTAAGCATGTTATCCAAAAGGTTTGGCATAGAGATCATTAAGCACCCCTTGCCAATCGCTAGCGCCTCTTTTAACAGGCATACACCGAGAGAGGTTTTCCCTGTACCAGCTGGGCCCCTCAATATGAGGCCCTTGCCTGTGTTTAAATTCTGCTCTATGTTCTGCCTGTAATCACTCACTATGCGATAGGCCTCGGCGTTTTCCTTTGGAAATTTTCCATGCTGCTTTAAATATTCAAAGCTCATGCCATAGTATCGCTTAGGAATACCAGCCACGCTATAAGTCTGATTTTTATCTTTTTGGATAATGACAGGCTTATCATAGATAGGCTTAATAAATTCATAATCAGCTTTGGCCGTGCACCCTGTCGTGTTCTGCTTGCCAATCGACTGCCTCATCTTTTCGATTGCTGCCGTTACGTCTATTTGTTTCATTTTCTAACCTTTGCTTTTTCAATATCCCCTCTACATATTTAATGCTCGATTTACCACGCTCATGAGCGATGTTCACAGCCTCGCTTGTTTCTAGCAAGCCATATTCGCTCACTAGGTCATCAAGAGCGGTTTTTATGTAAGGTGAGAAAGGCCCATAGTATTTGGCCCAGATATCATAGATATCTATATTCAAGAAAAGAGAGTGAGTTTCTTCCTCTTTCTCTTTTTCTCTAGTTGTAGATATAGTTATATCTCTATCTCTTTCTCTGTGTTCTATCTCTTTATATAACTCTTTCTCTATCTCTTTCTCTTTCTCTCCGTTACAAAAATGTTTCACTTGCGTTACATCGGTGTTACATTGTAACGCTTTTTTCTTATCTCGGTGCCTGCGAACCCTTGCAGCGACTGCGGTTTCGCACCCTGTACTATTTTTCGTGTCTGGCAAGTAATATTCATCTTCGGAACGCATTTCGAGCAAGCCACTATTTAAGAGATAAGTAACAGTAATTTGTACATTTTCCTCGCTTTCATCGAGATCAAGAGCCAGCTCAGAGCAAAAATTTTCTTCTAGGCCGTCAAAGTAGAGTTTTCCCTCACTCATAATTGAGCGTAAGAGCATTTTTAAATAAATAATTGTGTAAGTGTCGCCGCCTGCGATTTTTCTCAATCGCTTAATTTCTTTACGTTGGAAGAAATCTTTATGCAGCTTTAACCAAAAATATCGTTTAGGCTCTGCCATATATCCCCCTTTCTATTTCGTTGGTGCGAATGTAATCACGTTTCTATCGCCTGTATGTCTGTACAAGCCGATTTGTAAGCCATAGTCTAAAATGCTTTTTACTGTGTTAGCCTGTACGCCTGTTACCTTTTCAGCTCGTACCATGAAAGTAGGCGTATAAGGAATATCGGCCAGCTTTAATGCTGCGATATGATCTCTTACTTTCACCCAATCAGCGCCAAACTGAGCGAGCATTTTATCGTTATTCATGGCCGACTACCTCGCCTGTATTAGCGTCGATAATTTCACCAGCTACGTTGTAAGTGTCGCCGCTGTGTTCCTCTGTTTCCTCATATTCGGCGTCGATAGTTTCGCCGTCAAAATTCACATCAAAATCGCCGTCTTTATTCATACTGATTACGCTGCCGTCATTACTTAATGCTTGGCTCATTTGAATACTTTCAATACTCAAAGGGCCGTATTTAGATAACAAGCGTTTTAACACAGTCTTTTCTGCCATTGTGTTAAAATCGGTTAAACCCCATTTATCAGTGCCGCCTTTATAGTTTTTACTGTATTTCTTGGCGTGTGCGATCATTTCATCGAGTTCCATGAACAGCATTTTTTCAAAGCCATTAGTTAAGCGGAAATGAGCAAGATAACCGATAACTTTATCGCCTGTGCGCTCGCCGAATTTGAATTTATCCAATAACCTATTTTCATATTCAAGCTCGCCCTCATATACTGTTTTAGCCCCAATATCTACATATTGGCCGCTGCGTTGAGCCAACTGGATATAACCCTTATATCCGAGTTGGAACTGAGCCTCGTTGCCATAAGGTACGATATAGGCAAAACCTAAACTCTGATTTATTGGCAGGTCTAACATTGCCGCCTGCGCTGCTGCACCGATTACTGTGGCAGGGTTAGCTTTTGCCAAGTATTTATTATTGTTAGTTACTGCGATAATGCTTGACATGAACCCAGCGGCTTTTTTGCCGAGCATTTCGTTAAACTTGTTTTTATAAGCAGGCATTTCGAGCATGCCTTTTAATGTTTTAGCCTCTTTTTGAGCTACGATGTTATTCTTTTTAAGTTCAATACCTGTTGTAGTTGCCATTATTCCACCCCTATAGTTAATACTTTTCTTTCAAAATCAACTATTACAATGACTGCCTCTTTAACGCCGCAATTCCCTATAACTTTTACCTCGAAATCATAAGGAATAGACTCGAGCAGTTTTCTTAAATCATGTGTTTTCATCATTTCACCTCAAAGCGGCGGCTAGGCTCACCTTGTTTAATGTAATTTGTATACATTTCTGGGTGATCGCTCTTAAATCTCTTACTATCAAAAGTCTCTCGAGGCTTGCTTGATTTCCAGCTCACATAATGCTCACCACATGAGCCTTTTTCGTTTTCGCCTAGAGCGTCTTTCAAGAGGTTTTCAATACCTCTTTTTTTAGCCTCTAGCTCTGCCAGTTGCTCTTTCAACTCGAGATAATCAACAATGACATTGTTATATTGAGCCGATAGCTCTATCGCTTTGCCGTTGCTGTGTTTATATAGCTTTTTGAGCGCCTCACCGCAAGCCTTGCTATCATCTGGCGCTGGCATGGTCTTAGTTTCTACCAAGTGCCAAAATTCTCGGCCAGTATCAATAATTGCTCGGATAATTTCCTCATTCCGCTTGATTTCCTTGTAATAGAATGTATTACCACCAACGAGGCAAGCTATCCACCAGCTCGCCTTACCAGTAACAGCCATATAATGCTGGCACTGGATGTAGTAGGCATCTGGAACATTATCGCCTTGCCACTCCTCAGCCTTGAATGCGTTCGCTGTCTTACATTCAAGGCCAGCGTCTAAGCCGACGATTTCCCTGTCGATGTTAGCGAGCAAGTACGGCCATTTTTCGCTTTGCAGGGTAAAGTTATTGTTTCTAACCTTATACCCAGTACGTTTCGAAAATTCCTGCGCTACAATGTCCTCGAGAATAGTGCCCCAGTACATGGGCTCACTCTCCTGCTCTGCTACTGTGTCGCTGGTTTTATCGAGCCACACATCGAGAGGGCTGCGCCATTGGTTGACGCCTAGCACGGCGCTCATGTCAGAGCCGCCAAGCCCTAATTTTCTAATTTTCAGCCATTCCTCTCGAGTGGCGTTCTTGCTGTCAAAGATTTTTTTGTACATTGTGTGATGTTTCCTTTCTTTTCATAGCTAAATACGTTATAATAATGATGTGTGATGTTCCTTTTCTTAATTGATTGGAACTTTGAACAGTCAGCTTTTAGTTGACTGTTCTTTTTTTATGCCAGAATACAGATCATTGAGTAGATACTGTATAAGGCAGCTATAAATGAGCTTGCCATACATAACGCTACTAATACCTCGATTACCATTTAATAAGAGCCTCGCCTGTGCACCACCAATAAGAGACAGCGAACAAGAATGCGAATGTTAAAGCTGTAAATAGTGCCATTTGTAATTGAGTAGGCTCATCATTACGCCCCAACTTTCTGGCTTTCATCGGTTTTCTGTGTCTTGTTTTTAATTGCTGCGTCATTACCATTTCTTTTCCTCTCTTTCCATTCCTCAAACGCTGCTAGGTTTTCAGCGTTGTTATAAAATTCGTGTATCGAGTCTATAAGTAGCTGCATATCATTTACCTATAAAGCGATTAATAAAATACTGTTGCCCTTTGCCTGTTACTTTAGGTGTCTTGTTGAGGCTTACTCTGCCGTCTGAATGAGTTATAGCTGTTTCTTTAATTCTAAAAAGCCCCATTTCCATAGCTCTTTGAGTTGGCATATTGTAAGAGTTGCCTTTTCGTGAAATCAGATAGCCCTCATTTCGTAGCTGCTCAAACAGTCTATTTTGCCCTACTGCATAGCCGTTCTGGTTTAGCAATTTGGCGAGGTCGCCTACTAAAATGTCTGTATCGCTAGTGCTTACTGCGTCGGCAAAAAGTACTTTTGGCCGTTGTGCCTCTACTAAGGCTTTAGTTTTATTGTGTGCCTCTATCTCGCTAGCATATGCTTTCAATGCGTCTGGCAATGTTTTAGGAATATCCATGCTATATGAGCCGTATTTTCTAATGCTAGGTAGTACATCGCTCGTTACCCAGCGTTTGAATTGTTTTGCACTAGGCAATTTGCTAGATAGAATTAATGAATATAAACCACTTTCATTTATTAACCACCCACCACGCTGCCCTAAACTCGATAACGTTTCGTTATTGAGTTTGTCGTCAATATTAACGTGATCACTAATCGCCTTGCTGCTATTTTGATAACCTAAGATATTAGTTATATCTTTTGCCACAAACCACGGCTCATTATCTTGTAAGATAATCCGCACATTCCCAAACATTGCATTATTGAATACTTGTAATTCATTCATCGTGTTATTTCCTTTCT